ATAACTTGGCATTGGGTGTTCCGTATGCCAATGCTATTGTATTACGAAATGCTATTGACCCAATTGAGTATAAAGAAAAGGATAAAGACGTTGTCCGTATTATCTACCACACCACTCCACATCGTGGACTCAATCTTGTAGTTGCAGCAGTTAAAGCAATTGCTGAAGAGATGGGTGATAAAATTCATCTAGACGTGTATTCGTCATTCGAAGCATATGGTTGGAAAGAACGTGATAAACCGTATGAAGATTTGTTTGAAGAAATTAGACAACATCCTAATATGACATATCACGGGTTTCAATCTAATGATGTTGTTCGCAAAGCATTACAAGAAGCACATATCTTCGCATACCCAAGTGTATGGCCAGAAACAAGTTGTATCAGTGCGATTGAAGCAATGAGTGCTGGTTGTGAGGTAGTATGTCCTAACTTCGCAGCACTACCAGAAACGACTGGTAACTTTGCTCGTATGTATCAATTCAATGAAGATATGGGTGAACACGCAAACGTATTTGCTAATCATTTATTTCAAGCAATTATTGAGCATCGTGACGAGAACTTACAAAAGAAATTAATGTTCCAGAAAAATTGGGTAGATAACTTCTTTAATTGGGATCTACGTGCAGCAGAGTGGACGGACATGCTTAAATGCATTAAAAGGTAGATATGGACAATAATTATGAGATAATCTCTGATATATCATCTAACGATTTTAGGGATTATATAACAAACGAAATATTCTGGAATTGGAAGTGGGGGTTTACTATGGATGATGCTCCAGACACAACACCCCATTATAGAAAGGAAGCAGAAGGAAGAATGCTTTCTGATACTGGCTGTGTGATAACATCATTTTGTGACGAGAGGACTCCTGATCAAAACGATTATCATTTCAAACTGAATAATTTTGCTGAGTATTTGTCTAAGGCAATATTGAAAAGAACTAAATGGGAATACTCAGACCTCTCACTAAGAAGATATTGTTGGAATTATTATAATGCAGCATCTAGTGGTGTTTGGCATACAGATTATGTTATCGGTCGTGTCGGAACACAAGACCATAATGGTAATACAAAAAACCATCTAAGTGTTTTATATAACTTTTCAGATGATGGTGCGACTATCATCAAAAATGGTGATGAAGAAATATATATTCCCAGTGTCCCTGGAGAAGCAATATTATTTGACTCATTCGCAGAACATCGTGGAGTCGGTCCACTAAAATCAGAAAAACGGTTTGCCTTAAACATGGTATTTTCGTATTCAGAAAGAACCCTAAGATAAACTTGACATTTATCACAATCTAACGTATAATATAACTAAAGAGGAGAAAGTATGACCAGTTGGGCAAACTTAAAAGAGAAAATCAAAACGAAATTTCAAAAGAAACCGAACTATGAAGAACTATACAATGCCGAACGTAGAATTGCCGAGTCGTGGGAATTCCGATACAATAAGTTATACAGACAATTAAACGCAATACTAAAGGAGGGTGAAAATGGGTAAACGTAAACCGATGACTGCTGAACAAAAGAAAGCGGCAGGTGAGAGATTATCATTAGCAAGAGAGAAAAGGTTAAAGGCAAATCCACCACAGTATAAGAATATTCATCCAAGTGTATTGGAACTTGACGATAGTGATAAGATGTCAATGCAAAGTATCAAAGGTTGGATTAAACATCAACGTGACTTGCTAAAGACTGAACGTTACAATCATCGTAAGGGTGATAAGAAAGCACTCGCCAAGTTGGGTGGCATCCAAGGTTATATCCGTCAGTTACAATACTATCTAGAGAATGGTGACTATGTATCAATGTATTTTGGTGAGGATGAAGATAAACCAGTTGTTCAACATTGTCTTGCTATGGCATATGATGAAGATGGATATGCTAAGAGAACTATTGGTGTGATTTATAATGACATTGGTGCTGTTTGGACTAAAGAAATGGATGACGATAAGAGAGGTAAGTTTTGATTTTCGTCGACTTCAGTCAGGTAATGATTTCAAACACAATGATACATCTAGGCAAAACTCAAACAACTGTAGATGAAGGTATGATGCGTCATATGATTTTGAATAGTTTAAGAATGACTAAGAACTCATATGGTAAGAAGTATGGTGACTTAGTTATCTGTGTTGATGATAGAAGTTATTGGCGACGTGACATATTCCCTTATTACAAGGCACATCGTAAAGAGAACCGTGATAAAAGCATAGTTGATTGGAATCAAGTATATGGTGTACTTAATAAGATTCGTGATGAAATTGCTGAAACGTTCCCTTACAAAGTTATTCAAGTAGAGAAAGCAGAAGCAGATGACATCATTGGAGTGCTATCAAAGCATTTTGGAACTGTACTAAATAATGAATCTACTGAAAGAAACTTAATCTTATCCAGTGATAAAGACTTTGGTCAGTTGCAGAAGTTTGCTAACGTTGACCAATATAGTCCTATCACTAAGAAGTGGTTGCGTATTGACAACCCTAAAGACTTTCTAATGGAGCATATCATTCGTGGTGATAGAGGTGACGGTATCCCGAACTTCTTATCTGCGGACAGTGCTATCATTAGTAAGATTAGGCAGACTGCTATTGCTAAGAAGAAAGTTGAAGTTTGGTTGAAACAGAAACCTGATGAGTTTTGTGATGAAGGTATGTTACGAAACTACAAAAGGAATGAACAGTTAGTTGATTTAGAAATGGTTCCAGAAGCAATATCTTCTGCTATTATAAATCAGTTTGAGAATTATAAAGTCCCTGAACGCAGAGGACTATTGAATTATTTTATTAAAAACAAGTTGAAGAACTTGCTCGATTGTATCCAGGAGTTTTAATTATGACAAAAACATTTTACGAAATCTTCAAAGAGGTTCACAATGCTAAGAAGAAGAAAGACAAGATAGCAGTACTACATCATTACAGCAGTGCTGCGATGAAGACTATTCTGGGTTATACCTATGATCCACGTATCAAGTGGTTGTTGCCTGAGGGAATTCCACCATATAAACCATTACCTAAAGGTGCTGACCAAGAATCAGCATTAGCATCTGAGTTAAGAAAGATGTATATGTTTGTTGAAGGTGACACTGATACTCAACGTAACTTAAAACCAAGTCGTAGAGAAACATTATTCATTGCGATGCTTGAGTCAATCGATCCACGTGATGCTAAAGTATTAATTGGAATGAAAGAACGTAAGCAACCGTTTAATGGTTTAACACGTAAGTTAGTAGAGGAAGCATATCCAAACTTAACTAAGGAATGGTAACGTGAGTATAATCAAACCAGCAATCATTATTGGTAATGGCCCGAGTCGTAATATTATTGACTTAGAGAAATTAGTAGGTAAAGCACCATTATATGGTTGTAATGCATTGTATAGAGATTTCAATAGATGGGATTATCTAGTAGCAATTGACAGTGGAATGATTAATGAGTTGCATAAAGAACGAGTTGATAATGGTGACCTAATCATTCCACCTGAAGAAGAACGATGGGAAAGTATTAAGTACAACTCTAATGGACGCAGACGTACCAATGCTGGAATGGTTGCTGCAGATTATGCTATTCGGCATAAAAACAACTTAATATATTTACTAGGGTTTGACTTTATACTTGATGGTGAAGATTCTGTAGATAATGTCTATAAAGATAGTAAGAACTATGGACCAGAAACTCACGCACTTGAGGAGGACAACTATAATAGAATGAAATACTTTGAGTGGTTCGTTCATGAGCATATTGGTGTGTCATTTATATTTGTTGTACCTGACCATAAGATTGAACATTGTAAGAGTGTAAGAGCAGGAAACGTAAGAGCAATGACAACATCAGAATTTTTAAAGAAACTGGAGAAATAAATGAGCACATATGATGTACATATACAAAGATGGTTTGACGACAGAGGTATTACTGAAAACAGTACACCTATGACGCAAGCAATTAAAACAATGGAAGAATTAACTGAATTGATGGATGCTTTGAATAAAGATGACAAGCACGAAGTAATGGATGCTGTTGGTGATATTTACGTTACACTAATTGGTGTATGTAGAATCTATGGCGTTGACATACAAGAATGTATCGGGCAGGCATATGAAGAAATTAAAGATCGTAAAGGTTATCTGACACCAGAAGGAATGTTTGTAAAGGAGTCGTCATGATGGAATTACAATTTATAATCTTTCTAATATTCGTAGCAGTTGCTACTACATTTTCATATGCATTTGGATTCAATCGTGGTGAAGAATTTGCTACCAACTTCCTTATTGATGATATGATTGATAAAGGTATCCTCGAAGTGGTTGAGGAAGATGAGCAACGAAGTAAGTGAGAAAGTAACTCCAACATATAAGATTGTAGACAACTTTTTAGAGTTGAGTGATTATAACAACCTTGTAAACGATTTACTCAGCGATCAATTTGATTGGTATCATAACCATGATAAAAAACTTGACCATCTACACTACTTTGCCCATATTTTCTATACGAACTATGGGTTCTCTAGTAAGTTTGCTAATAAACTAAACCCGTTCATTAAGAAGATTAATCCTGCTTCTTTTGTACACATCAGAGCAACACTCTTTTCCAAGAATGATAAGGTTGAAGAGTTTGAACCTTGTGTTGAATTTGCATTTAAACATAAGTGTATGTTATACTTTGTAAATTCTAATGATGGATACACCAAACTCCCTTGCGGAACTAAACTATATTCTAAAGACAACAGAGCAATATTTTTTACTGCTGAAACACCCTACATCGACACTACTTGTACTGATGATGTATTCCGTATGACGATGGCATTTAACTACTTTTGAGGAACAATATTATGAATAATGTTGAAATAATTGATGATTTTTTACCAGAAGATATTCATAAAAATATATATGATGCTGTCTTTGAGGGAGAGATACCAGTCTTTTACAAATTTAACACAATACCATATGAGTATGGTAAAGAGAACGATTTAGAAGAAGTGAGTAAAGAGTTAGATAAGAAATTGGGCATAACGGATATAGGACATCCTTTCTTCACTCATATGTTTTTCTTTGATTATAAAACTTCATCTGATTGGGATAGTGTTTATGGTCCAATTCTGGATAAGTTGGATCCACTTTCAATAATTCGTGCAAAATTGAATATGAATGTCCCAACTAAAACAGAAAAATCTAGTGGTTGGCATTATGATATCGACACTAAAAAAGAATATAGAATAATGATATATCATATCAATTCAAATAATGGTTATACGTTATTCGAAGATGGAACTAAAATCGAATCAGTTGCTAATCGTGCTATAACCTTTCCAGGCAAATATATTCATACAGGTATTTCAAATACTGACGGACTTCTTAGGTCGTTTATGAATTTCAACTACGTCGAATAGACTATAATCCCTTATTATAAACGTGGGTATAAACACGAAAATAGTTACCCGCACGTCTAAAAATAGGGTATAATATAAGTATTGGTTGAATAAAAAGGGGTTGAGTTATGTTTTTTATTGAGATGTTAGATGGTAGGGTGCTGGCTTATATACCTGATGTTTGGAATTTGCCACTTAATTTTATAATTGCATAGGAGAATATAATGATTAGATATACAGTATATAATGCGAAAGGTGAAGTGTTGTTATCCACTTATGATGAAGATAAGGCTTGGAATGACATTAACTTGGAAGATGGTGAATTTATGGAAGAACAAAAATTTGATTTGGAGGATGAATGATGAAGATGAAATTACCAGAAGTATTTAATGCATACCTAGAGAGTGTAGGATCTTTTGCTGATGTTAAAGGTGTTCATCCTCTTAATGAAGATG